ATTGCGCCTGATTGTTGTTTTTTGCCGAAGTTAATCATAGTTGCATAATCATCTGTCGCCCAAAACATACGCGGCATCATAAGCAGTTGTTTGTGCAAACAGGTCGAACCGCTAATTTTAGTCCCACGGATAATCTGTCTATCACCACACGCATCTATTGCACTGTTTAAAATACCTTTGAGCGGCTGTATTTGCCCTGCCGAGTCTGCTGCAATGGCAAGAAACGCGCTAGAGCTTGTACCGTCTTTTAAACGCACACAACGGCTTGCCATAGCACACGCAAAGGCTAGTGTAGCTTGCACAATTGAATACTTCGGTGCTGTACCTATTTGCCCTTTAATCCATACCGCCACCTCGTTTAAACAATCAACGGGTAGGCTACAATCAATCTTTACAGTGTCAACTTGTACTGGCTTTAACTCGACAACATTGGCACTTAAAAACGAATCACCGATTGCTTTGCCTTGCTCTAGTAATGTTTCGTCTTCGGGTGGTTTTTTGTAGTCCATATCCAACAACAAGGCAGCCTCTTTAACTGCGTTTTTTAAGTCGTTATTGTGTTGATAATACAAATACACACCAAAGGCTGTATGTGCGTAACCATCGCCTAATGGGTCGCTTGCGTGGTGAATATAAACCTTGTCCGCACCTTCGCCTGTCAACAAAATACAGCCTGCTAACTTTGACTTAGAATGTGGACTCAATAACCGAGTTTTTGTGATGCGCTTATAGCCATAATTGCCCAAAATGCTTGCTAGTGGCATTCTTTTATTAAACGTACCGATTACATCATTATCACTACTAAACACGCGTACAGGAGCTGCTTGCGCCTTGTAGTCTTCTTTTTCAATATGCCACGGACACGCGCTTTTTAATACATCTTTGGCAATATCCCACTGAGTCCAAATGTTCAATAATTCAGGTGGTAATGTTGGCAGGTTTGACCAGTCGCCCACCCACACATAAGACTGATTAGTATCTGGGTGAATAGACGGCGGTAAAACATCTTGAGTAAAACCACCGCGCAACTCAAACACCACGTCCGACTCTTTTGGATTATCTTCTTTAGTCCAATTAAGGGCATGGCGTTTTAACTCTACGCCCATAGGTGCTTTAAACAACATTTTAGAGCGATTCTCACGCCCTGATTCAATACGCACACCATCGCGCATTAAATCAGCTAAGTTTAAACCCACTGCCTCAAGTGCTATTTGTGAGTGTTCGATGTTGTCAATGTCTAGCGTACAAGTACCACTCAAGCCATGAATCAAACCAATGCCGTTATGGTCAAACAAGTTTAAATCAGTAACAGGGTTCTGCTCCCATTTATCCTGAAACGGTTTTTTTCCACGCACCGCGCACAACTTAAAACCATGCGCGACATATTCTTGAGCCGCCTGCTTATTGTTTTGCATTTTCTAATTGTCCTTCTAAATAGTCGGAGAGTTTTTTGATGGTGTCATAGTCGGCCTTCTCCACTTTCATCAAACGATAAATTGTATTGGAATGGATACCGACACGTTCAGCAACAACATTTAGTTGTCGGTCTGTTAGTAGATTTTTAATCTCTGGTAACGATAACATTTATTTACGCCTTTTTTGGTTGTCAGTGTTGACACAATAACAAATTATAATTAACATGGCAACCACTGAGACGTTAGAAACCAACGAAACAGTGAATCTTAAACCAACGAAACAGTGAGTATATTATGAGTAATTTATCGGCCTACAACTTCAACGCTGAAGAAGTAGAACCATCAAGTAGCTTTGACCCAATCCCAGCAGGTTGGTATCAAGCCATTATTAGCAATAGTGAGATGAAACCAACCCGCGATGGCTATGGTGAGTATTTGTCTTTAACACTTCAAATCATTGAAGGTCAATACGAAAACCGTTTAGTGTTTGCCCGTCTTAATTTAAAAAACGCCAATGAAAAAGCTGTTGATATTGCGCGTAAAGACTTGGCTGCCATTTGCCGCGCCGTTGGTGTTATGTCACCGCGTAGCAGCGAGGAGTTACACGATAAGCCTTTAATGATTAAAGTAAAAGTTCGCCCTGCCAGTGGTGAGTACGAAGCATCAAACGATATTGGTGGTTATAAAGCGGTTGAAGGTGCGAATTTAACACCTGCACCAAAACCACAAACACCGCCACCATCCGCAACTCCTACCAAAAAACCCTGGCAAAAATAACAACAACTAGCCGTCCTTGTGGCGGCTTTTTTACTTTATGGAGTACGAGATTATGTCATTTTTAAGCAATATCACGCGCAACAAAGCAAAAACAGAGCGTGTGATTGTGTACGGTGAATCGGGACTAGGCAAAACAACATTTGCCACGTCTGCCCCGTCACCTATTGTTATTCAAACCGAGGACGGCTTAGGCGAGATTGACGTGCCATGTTTCCCCCTTGCTGAATCATATCTTGACGTGATGAAAGCGTTAGATAGCTTGGTTAATGAAGACCACGAATTTAAAACGGTAGTAATTGATAGCTTAGACTGGCTAGAGTCGCTTATCTGGAAGCAAGTTTGTACTGATAACAAAGTGCCAACGATTGAAAAAATAGGCTACGGACGCGGCTACAATGAAGCGTTGGTTTTTTGGTCTTATTTTTTTGATGAATTAAACAAATGCCGTGATAAAGGAATGATTGTCATTATGACCGCCCATTCACAAGTAAACAAAGTAGAAGACCCTGAACATCTAACCTTTGACCAGCACGACTTAAAACTACACAAAAAGGCCGCCGCTTTGTGTCGTGAGTTTGCAGACGTTATTGGTTATGCAAGCCTTAAAAAGATTATCAAAATCACCGAAGGTAAGGGATTTAATGAAGACCGCAACCGCGCTATCAGCACAGGCGAAAGAATTTTAAACCTAAGTGCCAATCCTGCTTATGTTGCAAAGAACCGTTACGATATGCCTGCAACAATGCCGCTTCTTTGGTCAGAGTTTGCAAAGCACTTGCCGAGCCAAAAATAAACACCCCTAAAGTGCGGTCATTGTGTACCGCACAACCGAGAAACCGACATGATTACATTGAGAGACTATCAACAGGACGCGGTAGAAAGTGCCTATGCGTACTGGCAGAACGGTACAAGCTGCATCATTGAAGCCCCATGCGGAGCAGGTAAAAGCCTTATTATTGGCAAAATATGCCACGATTCAATAACGCATGATGTGCGTGTTTTAGTCGTAACACACCGTAAAAAACTTTTAGAACAAAACGAGGCGGAGCTTAAAAACTTGCTCCCGTCTGCTAATACAGGTTTTTATAGCGCAGGATTAAACCAAAAAACGCAAGACGCTCAGATTATCTTTGCAGGCATTCAAAGCATAGCCAACGCAATAATCCAACACTACGAAATACTTATTATTGACGAGTGCCATCTTGTTGCGCCAAATGAAGCAGGGCAGTATCACCAACTCATTAGCAACCTAAAAGAAGTCAATCCTGAGTTAAAGATTTTAGGATTGACCGCCACCCCGTACCGCTTAGATAGTGGCTATTTAACCCAATGGGATAACCCTATTTTTGAGCGTGTCGTTTATAAGATTGATGTTAAATTGCTTATCAAGCGCGGCTATTTATGCCCTGTCGTGTCAAACGGTGGAGGTGTTAAAGTTGATGTAAGCAAGGTTAAGCACAAAGGAGGCGAGTTTTTAGATAGTGCGCTTGAATCGTTATACATGAGTAAAACAACAGAGATTGTCGCTGATATTGTAAAACATGGCGCGAACCGCAAAGCATGGCTAATCTTTTGTGTATCAATAGAACACGCTGAACAAGTTACTCAAGAGTTGATAACAGAGCATGATATTAACGCGGCTTGCTATCATTCACAAAGCGACAATGATTACATATTAGATGATTTTAGCAATGGCCGTCTAAAGTGCCTAGTTAATGTCAATATTTTAACGACTGGCTCAAACTTCCCTATTGCTGATATGTGCGTTTTGATTCGTGCTACTGAGTCAACCGCGCTTTATGTTCAAATTGTCGGGCGTGTTATGAGGTTGTACCCAAACAAAAAGAACGCGCTATTGTTGGATTATGGCTCTAATGTGCTGCGTCATGGCTGCATTGACGATGTGATAGTAAAAGCCAAAGGCGAAGGCACAGGCGAAGCACCGTCCAAACAATGCCCGTCATGTAAAACCATACTTCATGCCGCCGTCCGTGAGTGTCCTGAGTGCGGCCATATCTTTGAGCGTGACCCCGAAGGCAACCTTGAGCTAAATGCGTTTGATGGTGCGGTATTATCAGACCAACGCAAAGTACAACGTGTAGCAGTTGACCGCGTGAGTTTTAAGATACACAAAAAACAAGGCAAGCCTGACAGTATCAAAGTGACTTATCATTGCGGCATGGCTGAATATTACGAATGGCTAACGCCTGAGCATAGCGATTTTGGGCTGAAAAAGACTAGGGATATTTACGGAAGGATGTTTTGCTCTGATACAAACGCATTTTCTTGTTATGAAAAAACAAATGATTTTGTTAATTTTAGCAATCAATCATTTATCAGACCAGAACAGAAAATAACTGCCATCGACATCCTTCCATCAAAATATACCGAAGTTAAGAAACGGTACTGGAGCAAAGTATGAGCGACAAACAAGAATATGATGCTTTAAAACTAAAGCTGATTGAGGTTCAAGAATCATTAAAACATCGGTGCGTAGAGTGTTCAAACTTTAACGCAAAAAAGAATGAATGTTTTAAGCATGGCTTTGTCCCTGCTGATTTTATTTATTCAAGAAACGATTGTGAATACTGGGATTGGCTGCCTTTCTAGCAAGTCAATCTATTACAAACAAACCCAAACACAAGAGTAAAACTTTATGACAACACTCTACGAATTATCAGACAAAATACTGACCGCGTTAGATATTTTTTCAGATATGGACGAATGTTCCGAAGCTGAAAAAGCAGAAGCGCAGGTTATTATCACTCAACTGGCCGAGTCATTTAATGATAAAGCCGTCTCTGTTGCTATGTTTATTCGCAATCTTGAAGTTGAGGCCGAAGCGATTGCAGAAGCCAAGAAGTCAATGGATGCGCGTGAAAAAGCATTAAAGACAAAAGCTGTAAGACTGAAAAGCTACTTGCTGGGCGAGATGAAACGCACTGAGACAAAGCAAATAAAATGCCCTTATTTTGTTTTGTCTGTGCGTAAAAATCCCGTATCTGTTGTTATCTCACCAAGTGCTGTTATTGATAGCGACTTGCTGCTACCACAAAAACCACAAGAGCCTGACAAAAAGGCTATCAAGACGGCGATAGAGTCGGGTCGTGTTGTTTTTGGTTGTAGTTTAGAAAGCAGTGAATCATTAACTATTAAATAGCCTGTCAATTTTAGGCCAATTCAACAAATTGGCTTGTTTTAGATTTTGGATTGTGTATTATTGTTTTGTGTGTTGTTGATTTTGATTTACATTAAGCCCCGCCTAAAAACGGGGCTTTTTGTTGTCTATTGAAAAAACCCACGCGCCAGAATAGGCGTGAGGATAAATGATAGACAAATGTAGGTTAGCATTTTGCAGTCTCTTTTTTTGTTGGTTGCAACTCGTTAATCTGCTTGAGAGTCACATCATTATAGCCCGCATCGCGCAGCATATTATAAACGTTTAACCGATGCGCCCGCCCTATTTCGTTGTTTGCTATCCATAAATACATTGTGCGCTGGCTCACTCGCAAGTTCAAAGCAACATAAGCAACCGTACCCAATGCTTGAATCATTTCTTTAACTGTTTTCATACTAAGCTCCAAATTGTGTGTGCTTAGTATATATCTATTTAGTGAAAAAAACATGAAAAAAAGATGCAATATAGCTGCATAGTGTTATATACTAGACTCACCAACAACACACAAAGGTAAAAATCAAATGACAATCTTAAACTTCACCCAACACCCAGCCACGGCTGAACAATTGGCGCAAGGTGTAATTAACTTAGGTCTTCACCATGACTTAGTTTATCTTAAA